TCAAACTCTCCTTCTACATAACTCATACCAATAACATCAGGAAACAGGCGTCTAGCAAGCCTAGATAAGGCTCTAGCAAAGCACATATCTGAAGGGTACTTATCCCAGCCTCCTCCAGACTTAAAGATTCCAGCGCGTTTAGCATCTTCAATTGAAAACTCTGAAATAAACCATTCTCCAGTATCCTTGCGTGTTCCTTTGATGGTGCATTTTTGATCAGTGCTCGTTATTTCCATTTTATGTCCAGCCTTACGGATCATGGCATTCATCATCTGTGGGCTAATCTGTACTTTACCCAGGACATTCTGAAAGGCTCCGAATAAAGCTTGCATAGGTGGAATGCCTAATTCTCTTGCGTACATGGCAATAGAGAAAGCTCCTGCTATTCCTCCAATAGATTGGAAGTATTTAGATTCGACCGCATACTTCGCGATCGTTTCTATTGCTTTAAGTTCATCTCCTTGTGGGATCAAATCGTTTGCCATAAGTATTGCTTTATTCCTTTATTGCTTTATTCTTGTAAGTACATGTCTTGATTAAAGTAGATCTCATAAAACTCTGCGAGGCTTAAGGGTTCTTGCCCGACGCTCTCCAGGTATGTAAGTAATTCTTTATAACTCATATTCCTCTCCTATACATTGTGAATCTAAAAAGTTTTCTCTAAGTTTTAGCCACTCATCGTAGTCTTCCTCATTGAGGACTTCTTCTGGATCTAAGTTACCGCATAACATGGCGTAGTCTTTCATTCTTCCCATTATGGCCTCTCTACAAGTAAGGATAAGTATTTTGGTACTTCTCTAAGAGCGGCATTGAGTCTAAGAGTATCGCCATATGCGGCGTTGCGTTCTCTAGTGCGTTCCTCAACCAATATTTCAAGTTGAAGGACTTTCCATTGGAGATAAGCATTTTCATCTTCCACTGAATCAAATCTTCCGTTATCTTTTTCGTGTAACATAGTACCTCTATACTTTGTTTGTGATTTCCTGATCGTTTACCCCTAGAGCTAACCTAGGGGTTTTTTATTACTCATTCGTTGCTAGTTCATTTGGCATAATGCCTCTCATGATTAAAACAGTTCTAATCATAGAGACTTCCTTTTCCATATTATTGAATCTTTTGTCAATCTCATTAAACTTGCCGTTCATCCAAAGAACAGAGCCGATGATTCCTCCAAGAATAATTACTGTGTCTACATGCTTTTTTATCATTTCCATATTTACCCCTTTGTTTACTTGTTGCTTGCGAAGGTAACCTTATCAGATATCCGGATTTATTGTCTAACTTCTTGTGCACTTAGACAATGAAAAGTGATTTTCTCATAGGAGGAAATTCTTTTTTCTGTTATCTTGTTGTTTACCTTTAGAGAGAGATTTGACGTGAAAGTAAACGAATATCTAACGAAATACAGCCTTACCTATAGGGATATGGCTAAAAAGATGTGGGTTTGCCCTAGTGCTGTGCTTAAATGGGTAAAGGGATCTAAGCCAAGGCGGAAGATGGCAGAAAGGATTAACAAAAGAACCGAAGGGGAAATAGGCATGGAGGATCTGGGATGGTAGATACCTATAGAATCGAGTATTCTAAAGACGGAAATGAAGTCTGCATAATTCCTATGGGTTCCATACCTTGGGAGGATTTTCATGCTTTGAGCAATCTTTTTATAAAGAAAGGGTTTGAATGGTGGCTACCAGCTGATGAAAGATGCGGTTATCTATTTAGTAAGGTAAAGAAAGATGGGAAATGACATTGACAAAGCTTCTGACATACTAATAGAAGCCATAGAACTTAATGATATAAGCGATGGAGCTGCATGCGCTGCTTGTATGCGAATCTTTACAGGAGTAATGATCCTTCAAAAGATTGACTATGAGACCTTTTGCGAGGGATTGGAAAAATTAAAAAAAGATTACAAGAATAAATGCGATGCCCTCGAGATCAGATAATGCAGGATGGAGAGAGATTGCAGGACGAAGGCATTATTTTCGCTCGAAATGGGAATTTAACTACGGAGCTTACCTGCAATGGCAGAAGGAGAAGTCTTATATCAAGGAATGGCAGCATGAGCCTAAGACTTTTTGGTATGAAGGAATTAAGCGTGGCACTAACAACTATAAGCCTGATTTTCGCGTAGATCTACTCGATGGGTCGCATTACTGGGTCGAGGTGAAGGGTTACATGGATGCGAAGAGTCAGACGAAAATTAAGCGGTTTAAGAGCTATTTTCCTGATGAGGAGATAAGGGTGATAGATAAAAGTTGGTTTAAGAAAAATAATGAGAAAATGAGAATTATAGTCAAGGGATGGGAATAGATGGATGATATAGAAATGCAAGGATTAAAGAAATTTTTAATTAAACATGAATACATCACACAGGATGACATAGACGACTATAAACAATTAAAAAAATTGATTCCTTCTATAGAGCATCTAACACAAACTCGATCAGGAGTGGGAGATGACATGCGAACAATTAGAAACGAGATGGCATATTCTATAATGAATGAATTGATAAAAGAATAATTAATAGGGATGAAATGATTAATTGGAAATGCGACATGTGCGATGAGGAAATAAGGGTGATAGATAAAGGTTGGTTTGCGAAGAACAATGAGAAAATGAGAATCAGAGTTAAGGGGTGGGAATAGATGTGGTTTTTTCCTAAATGTGCAATATGTAATAAATTTATTGAAACACCGCATCAACCTGTTGTTTCATATTTTAAAGAAATAGATGGATGCAGGGTTACCAAAGCATGCTGTCATTTATGTTCTAGACTTACTAATGAGGAATGGATTGAGAAGGGATATCAAAAGGTAAAAGATGAGAGCTGATTACGTCCTAATATTCGGCATGGGGTTCTTTTCAGGTATAGCGATATCGATCGTAATCTATATGGTTGTAACTACTATATGAGAAATCCAGAGTGCTACCGATGCGGGGCTTTTGAGACGGAAGAATATCTCTTACAGCCCTATCTTCCCGAATATAAATCCATAAGGGGTTATCTCTGTGAGGAATGTGGTTGTTACTATAATTGTTGGAGAGAGAGGTTTAGATATAATTCTTTGAAGAAGCAAGAGGGAAGTTCAGAGAAAAAGGAGACTTAAGTTACTTGCCGATTCTCGCTTGATCCTCGATCGTCAAGAACTTAGCATAGGAATATATGAAGGACATGTCAAGCAAATTTTCAGATAGCCCTGAATACCAAAAGCTCCTCAAAGAATGGAACGAGAAGATAAACAAAGTACCGATGAATAATAGGATTGGACGAAAAGATCCAGATCTTTTTGAGGGGTCTAAGAAAATACCAGAAATACTTAAGGAATTGGATAAGGAGGATGTATGAATTACGAGACAGATGAATTAACACATCGACCGCAGAACGTTAACCTGTGGGAGACTGAAAGAATGCAGGCATTCCGTAAAGCGGGCCTTATCGGATGCTTGAATGGGACAGGCGTGACTAGTAAGAATTATAAATGCAGTTCAGAATGGGAGATCGTTCAGGCTCTTAAAGAGTTGAAGATAATACCCGAGGGTTATAAAGATCCAGAAAAGTCGACTCTTGAGATGCTGGATGAAATAGGTTTTCTTGGAGCTATTGAGGATACAGAAGTGGATTCAAGCAATCTTAAGGGGTACGAAAGAAAGTATAGGGTTAGACGGAAGGTGAAGGCGTGAATCTTAACAGAGTCTTAACATTCAATTTATGTTTAATGAGGATTTTAGCAGTGTGCTAAATTAAATGAGACAGTATATCGTTTTGGGCAACATAATATGAATATATCACGGAACTAGCATCGTCGTCAGAGCAACTTCATTCTGGCGAGCTATGAATTCCCTGCTGAATTCGGTATTCTGGTCTATTAAAGCGATAAGCACATTGCAAAATGCCTCAGCATTTCCAGGGCGCGACTCTACTTCATTCGGAAAGTAGTTTTCTACCAACTCCATGAGAGTTTCTTTAGTGAGATTCATCAGGGTGCTCATCGTTCCATCTACCAAAGTACCTGTCTATCAGCTCAACCATGTGCTCTAGATTGCACGTGTTCTCTCTCATACTCGGCTGCTCGCTCTTGGTCTCTTGAACTACCTTCGCCTCGGTTGCATCTGTCATAGCTGTCCCTATTGTCGTTGTCGCGTTCATTTTTCTCTCTGTTCATTCCCTCACTGCTTGGCCCTTCACAGTCAAACGTAAAGGCATGGCATAGGATTGAGAATCCTACTGTAAGGATTACCGCTAGTGCGCAGGCTAATCTCATTCGATTGTATGCTATTTGAAAGCGTCTAGTCGTCATCGTAATCGTGCTCCTGTATTAAGTGTCTATCCATTAGTCTGTGAAGTTCATTTAAAATCTTTTCTTCTGATTTAGCCATTTCTTTTTGAACTATTTTTTCTATGTAACATGTTATGCAACACATCGATTCTAATTGGAAATTTCCTCTATATCTAGAGCATACATTGCATGTCATATTGCCATCTCCGTCCATATCCCTTGATCCCATTTAAAGTGATGCTCGCAGATGATCAGATAGATAAAAAATACCAGTATCATCACGATCACTGCGACTAGAATTGATAAGCCTGGGGTGTCTTTCATCATTTGCCTATTAGAGGGACGCTTAAATCGGCCTTCACATCAGGACTAGCGTCTTGTGTTTCGTCTACTAGATCACTAGCAGAGCCATGTGTGTCGTTCATCACTATGCTAAACGTACAGCTGCATAAGATAAGCATCAAAGGAATGTATCTCATAAACCCTCTTTTGCACAAAATTTGACCTAAACGCACTTTTCTGTTAAGCCTAAAATTTAAATTAGGTAGTATGTGCTTAAAACACCAACCTAAGGCAGATACAATGCACAAAGATATCAAAAAAGATTTCAAAAAAGTCAAAGCTGTAGTCAAGAAAGAGGAAAAAGACCTCGTTAAGAAAGATATCAAGATGGACAAGAAGATGGATGCTATGAAGCATAAAGGTAAGAAATAATGGATTGTGGCTGGATTGATGTAAAAGTAAGACTTCCAGATAGAGACATGGATGTCTTAATCACTAATGCTAACTGGTCTCCAAGGCATTATGAAGCCATATACCATAAAGACAAGAACATTTTTGAAATATCCGCCATCCCAATAGACGCAACACATTGGCTGGAAATACCACCTCCACCTAATAAAGGCTAGCTATGTCAAACAACGATTATCAAAACTTAAAATGGATACACAATATGTCAGGTAAACCAACATCAAAACCACCAGTTAAAGCACCAGCACCACAACCTAAGCCACCAGTGAAGAAATAGTATGCCATTAGAAAAGAGCAAATCCAAGAAGGCTATAGGTCGCAATATTAAGACTGAAGAAGCCGCGGGGAAAACAAAACGCCAGGCGATAGCTATAGCTCTCGATGTAGCTAGAAAAGCAGGCGCGAAGATTAAGAAGAAGAAATGATCGAAGTTGCAGTGACCATCAAAGATGAAGAGGTGTCCATGACTGAGAAGTTTCTCATCTATGAGCCTTTTGAGGTATGTCATACTGACGCAACACTTACGTCTTTAGTTAAGCAAACGCAGGACAAAATCAAAGCTGATCTACATGATCCTGATATTATGATTAAAATAAAGTTTCCATGGTGATTTGTGGTTGAGAAAGTTGAAAATCAGCCTAGAACTACTCGGCCAGATGCAATACCTGATGAAAAGATTGCAGAAGCATTAAAGAAGTTTAAAGGACTTCAAGTTTTAGCTGCTGAAGCCCTTGGGGTAACATATCAAGCCATATCAAAAAGAATCGCCGCATCTCCCTTTCTTCAAGATGTGCGCGAAGAGTGTCATGAACGTAGATTGGATATTGGTGAACAATCTCTCATGAAACTCACCGAAAAGAACGATATCCAAGCAGTACGCTTCCTTCTATCTACTAAGGGCAAGATGCGCGGATATGGGGAATCATTGGAAGCTCTCGTATCTAAAGAAGTAACCAACGCTCTCGAGAAGTGGAATGCGACCATTGGCCTTCTTCAATCTTCAGCCTTGAACAAAGCAGACAACAATAACATAAGCGATAGCAAATCATAATGTGTGATGGGCAAAGTCATGGCATTCTGGGGAAGATTTTCATAACTCTTGATCATTTCCTCGATCATTACAATAAGTTCTTTTTTGCTGGGTTTGTACTTTGTCTCTTCTGGCTTACTGTCATGGCTGTTATCTGTATCAGTCTTTTCTTTGTCTATGATACTTGGGATGATCTCATTTCCGTCATCATCAACGCGAAGGAAATTAGCCCAGTCTTTAGCCAGGACTCTGTGATAGTCTTTTCCTCCATCAACAGCTATTTCCCCGCATTTACATAACTGATAGTCATGTGTGTACATGCTTTCAATAATATCGTCGCATAGTTTACATTTCGCTCTATTACGCATAAAAATACCTATATGTCTGATCTATTATCGCCCAAGCAGTTAGAATATATTATCAATGCCACCAGACGGTGGAATCTAGCCCATGGCTCTGTACGTACCGGTAAAACGATAGGCAACATTTTCGCCTTTCTTCATGCAGTAGATAAATGCCCAGATCAACAGATTTACATGATTGGGCATACTGTATCTACTATCTATCGCAATGCCGTGCGCTTAATCCTTGAGTCGCCTATTTTTGCCATGCATAAGCCTTTTTGTACATGGTATAGCTCTAAAAGCAGGCTCATATATAGAGGAAAAGAGATTCAGATATTAGGCGCTACAAATGAAGGGTCAATAGGTACGATTCAGGGAACTACATTCTCAGTAGTCTATTGTGATGAAATGCAGCTCTATCCTCATTCTATCATTGAGATGATATCAACACGCTTGTCTAATCCGCATTCTATTGGCTTTGCATCGATGAACCCAACGTTTCCTAGCCATCCTCTTAAGAAATGGATTGACCTAGCAGAGGCTGGCGACGAATCATTCTATTCTATGCACTTTACCTTGGATGATAACCCATTTCTTACTAAGGGCTATAAGGACGATCTTAAGAAGACCCTCTCGGGGGTATTCTATAAGAGGAATTACCTAGGCTTATGGTGTCAAGCTGAAGGAGCCATCTACGATTTCTTTGATGAAGATATTCACGTCTGGAAGAAGCCGGAACGCTGTGCTGAGTATTGGATTGCTGGTATTGACTTTGGTATGTCTAATCCTACTGCTTGTCTTCTTATTGGCGTCAGTACTGGACGCAATGAGCATGCTGATCCTATGATGTGGGTAGAAAAGGAGTATTATTGGAACAACAAGAAGCAAAGGCCCAAGCTAGTGGGGGAGTTTGCAGATGAGATAAAGGAATTCCTAGAGCCTCATGCAGTACGAAACATATACATAGATCCATCAGCCGAGGTTTTACAGCAAGAGTTACAAAGACGAAGAATGCATTGTGTTCATGCTACGAATAAGGTAGACCAAGGGATTCTCTCTACTACATCAAAGATGCAACGTGGGGGTCTATATATTATGAAAGAGTGTAAGAATACGATAAGAGAAATACAGCAATATGTATGGGACCCAAAAGCAGCGAAACAGGGATATGACGAGCCTTTGAAGGAAGAAGATCATTGTTTTTGCGCGGGGACGTTAATATCAACTGATAAAGGCATAATTCCTATAGAAAATATAAAAGAGGGAATAAAAGCCTTAACTCGCTGCGGATACAAAAGGGTAGTGGCAACAGGTAATAGAGAAGCCGAAGTCGCAGAATATGATCTATATGGAACAATTTTTAACTGTACACCCGATCACAAATTTTTCACAGAACGAGGTTGGATAGAGATAGAGAATCTGATACAATCAGATATCCTATACATAAGGCAATTAAAGTGGTTACAGTTAGAACCGACATCGAATTCATCGAGTTCAATGGCAGGAGATATAGACGATATAAATCGTCTAAAAAATACAATGAAAGAAATTACTTCTCTGCCAATGGGAGATATTATCATAGAGAGTTGTACAAGTCCCACTTTGGAGATATTCCCAAAGGATTTGATATTCATCACACAGACGGGAATCCACTTAACAATGATATATCCAATCTCGAATGTGTCTCAAGAAAGCGACACATCGAGTTGCATTCTAAAGATATTCACACAAATAAGATCACATTACTCTGTCTGGAAAGAGCAAAAGAATGGCACAGATCAGAAGAAGGACGAAAGTGGCACAAGGCTCATGCTTTGGAAGGTGGATTGGGAAAATGGGGGCCACAGGGCCTTCTTTGCGAACAATGCGGACGCTCTTATGAGTCTACAAAAAAATCAAACAACCGATTTTGTTCGAATAATTGTAAGTCTCAATGGAGAAGAGCCTCTGGAATTGATAATGTCGAAAGAATATGCCAGATTTGCTCTTCAAGATTTCAAATCAATAGATATAAGAAAACCAAATGCTGCTCTCGCGCCTGCGCTCAAGGACTCCCAAAAAAAGGCAATTGTTTATAACATGAATGTAGAGTTCGCGAGGGAGTTTTTTGCTAACGGGTATTTAGTTCATAATTGCATGGATGCGCTTAGGTATGCTGTAGCTAGCCATAAGATCTCTACATTTGATCAAGACGAATACAATCGTAATATAGAAAAGAACTGGAGACAAAACAACTGGCCAGGAGGGTCAAGATTTTGAGTGATATAACCGAAGAACGCCTTATTTACACCAAAGATAAGCCATTGGAAGATTATAGATGGGCTTGGTTGTTGATAAATGGAAAGATGTGTTCTGGTTATAGACATGGAGATACATGCTCAGTGCTTCCCGATTTCGATTCTCCAGCATTCAAGGGACCTGTTGATCAGATCGAGGCATATCGGTATTTTTATAAGAAGAATGGGGATTTTAATGATGAAGGCTTTTAGTCAAATAATTCCTCTTACCAATTAAATATTTCTATAGTATCTTTGCTTTTCATAGCACAAGGTCTAGAAATGTCATTTTATTACCCTTCATGGCAGAACGATTTAGAACCAAATCAAGGCAATGTTAGACAATGGCTCGATAACCTCTATAGTAAGAACCAGCCTATCGAACAAGCTAGGTGGAATCAGGCTAACATTGACCATATGTTCTATGCAGGCGCGCACAGCTTTGTAAATAGATACTTTAATTTCACTCCCAACAACTCCTTCCAGAACTTCTATTTCAACCTTCTCCAGCAGCCTATCAATATGGTCACGGGATACCAACGCCAACATCGAAAGGGGCTTATTTATGTTCCTACAGAGGGATCAGATCCTCAGACTTGCGACCAATATACTAAGCTGATCACCCATACATGCAGTGCAGGTAGCATCCACGAAGATTTCTCACGCGCTTGCGAGCAGGCTTGCATTAATGGGATGGTTTTAGCCCAGCCTTACCTTGATTACACAAATTCTGATGATCAGGCCCAAGGCTCTCTGCGCCTTAAGGTGTGGGAGTACAACTCATTTTTGATGGACCCCTACTGGCGCTCATCTGACATGTCCGATTGCCAATGGGTATGGACGCAGGAGTACATATCTAAGCAAGAAGCGGAGCGTAGATTCCCTGATAAACTTGAAATGATCATGCCAATGGCTGGATCTCCTCAGAGATATGGCTCTTTCTATTTCCTCCCTGAAAACTATAATATGGCTCGTAATGACCTCATGGTTCTCAGCTATGTATGGTACAAGTGGAAGCGCAAGAAGAAACGTCTTTATTCTCGTTCACGCAATCAGTTCTTTGATTTTGCAGGTGAACAGGCTGAGATGGATCAATTAATCTATCAACTACAAGATCTAGAAGAAGTCACAGTCGAAGTGCCAACATGGAAACTGGCTTGCATTCTTAACGATCAGCTGATGTTTTTAGGGGATAATCCTCTTGGCTTCGATGAATGTCCTTTTGTTCCTGTATATTGGAATTACGAACCATACCTCAATTATTACGATTTACGTTGCCGTGGCCTAACGAGAACCATGCGCGATAGTAATTTTTTGATGAATCGTAGAATTATTATAAACCATGATATCAGCGAAGCAACCATCAATGCGGGATGGAAGAGAAAAGTCGGTGCTGTAGCTAATGAAGATAACCTGAAAAAGTCTGGTCAAGGATGGGATGTGATAGTCAATGAGGGCTATGACATGACAGATGTTGAGAAGATCATTCCTAGCTCTGTACCTGAATCTGATATGGCATTAGCAGACCAGCTTAGAAGCCTTATATTTGGAACATCGGGTGTTGATCTAGAGAACTGGTCAGCACAGAATGATAAGCAGTCTAGCACACTTACAACGATGCTCAAGCAAGCCGCTAACCTAATGGTGCTACAGAAGTATTTCGATCAATGGGATCTGTCATTCAAGATTCTTGGAAATCTCCTTCTTAAGGTTACTCTTAACAATTGGTCTGCTGAAAAGATTAAGATGCTAATAGGCGAGGAGCCCACAGCTCTATTCTATTCTAAGATCTTCTCTAAATTCCAGGTTTTAGTAGAAGAAGGGGAGTTGACTCCAACTCAATCTAATGCACAGGCTCAACAGATGATGGATATTAACGCAGCCTTTGGGCGTGAGGTATTCCCACCATCTATGATCATTCCTAAACTCAATATTACAGGCAAAGGCGAAATCATTCCTTACCTACAACAACAAGAGCAGCAAGCTAGTGCAGTACAAGAACAAGCAACTAATATCCAACATGCATTCGAAGAGGCTAAACTCAAAGAGCTCATCTCCAAAGCGGCAAACAACATCGCAGCAGCCAAAGAGAGATATGGAAGATTTGAAAGCAACATCGGGCTCCTCGAAGAGCGCATGGCTGAAGTTTCTAAAAACCGTGCATTGTCAACTAAGGCTAAGATGGAAGCCCTTGAAAAGCTGGTTGATGTAATAGCTAAATATGGTGAGATAGAGACAGCTCTTAAGGCCTCTGAGATAGAATCTTATGACTATAGATCTAGCCAGAATGAACACGCAGAGAAAGATGCAGCGCGCAAGGACACTGAATCAGATGAGTTCCTAGCTAAGATTATGAATGGAATGGGACCACCGCAGCAGCAGCAACCAAACATGCAAGGAATTTCTTGAGCTATATGGCTGCAAGATTATAATGGATTCTAAAGAAAAACTAGCCTAGGAGGCTATATGCACGACAGTCAAAAGATGGGTAAAGGGCGCTCTGGTGGTAGAAAAATCAATGATATGGGTGGAATGCCCCATAGTTCTGATATGGCAATGAAATCAAAAACTCATTTGAAATCATTTTCTTCTGCTGATTCCGCTGGATCTCTTCATAAATACGAAGATACAACTGAAGCTATTAGATCTGTCCAAGAGAAGGGCGAATCTAAAGCTAAAGGTCATTCGATGAAAGATGGGTACAGATACTAAAATAGGATGGAGTTATGGCGAAACCTTTTAAGAATCCCACTGGTGTTAAAGAGAAAATAGACGGTCAGTTTGAATGGTCGTTCAAAGCTCCATCTTATGATAATAGAACAAGCTCTAGCATTCCTGCTGGCAACTATTATGGCTCTGCTAAGCCTCAGAACATAGGCAAATTCACTGCTTCTGGCCCTCAGGCTGGCCCTATACCTCAAGAGTCTAAATGCTTTTCACCTCGCGAGATCTTTGGCCATGAAGATAAAAGAGGCTAAATATAAGCAGTCTCACACAGATCCTAAATTGACAGGAATGGGTGACAACTACGGGACTGGGATGAAGGCTAAAATAGGCAAAGTGCGCGATTCTTACATTCCTCAGATTAGGAAGGCAGCAAAGGCAGGTCTAAAGAATCCGCCCAAGTCTTTGGCTTAAAGGCCATTTTTCTATAAATGTCTCTTATTCTTTCTTCTGGTAGATCATCTTCATGTGGTCTTTCTAAAATTTTCTTGTGACGTTTATAGTTTTCAATGCTTATCGAAATATGATCTGCATTTAGCATTTTTCCTGTCTCAAACTGCTTCCACATTTCTTTTGGTGGCAAGAACCACATCGTTTCTAACTCATCAGTATGGGACTTCGCCCTAAACAGATAACTATTTTCTTGAGCTTCTGGCTTGGTAAGCCGAGGCTGCCAATATATGACTTTTGTAATGCCATCCTCTGCCGTTCTGGGGTGCGCAAAGAGATATACATAATGGGATTCAGCTTGCAATGCTAGACTCAATGGATTCCGTTTTAAACAGTCTTCAGCGCCTTGGAATATGTTTAAAGATTGATCTTCCTTGAAGTGCAAAAGTCGGTCGTGGGCTTCTAATCTATTTACTTTCATTTGCCAATAATTAAATTTTTAAGTTTAATCTGAATATATCGTTCCCAAATTATTTAGGTGCATCATGTCCGTTCCTCCACAAAATGAGCAAGTACAAAACCAACCATCCGATAAGGAATTGAACTTCCGTAAACAGGAAGAAATGTTTAAAAGACAATTGGAACAGGAAAGACAGGGTCGTATCCAAGCAGAGGAAAGGGCTTCTCAATTAGAGAAACAAAGATCTGCTCCAGACGATGACGATGATCATTCAGATGAACCCTATGTAGACAATAAAAGACTTGATAAGAAATTGGCTAAGTTTGGGCAGAAGACTATGCAACAGACTCAGTCAGAGATTAAAAACGCGGTGAATGAAGCCTTAGCTAACGAACGTCGTCAGCAATGGTTAGATACCAACCCTGATTTTTACGAGGTAATGCAACATGCTGACAAATTTGCTGAAAAAGCCCCTTCACTGGCTAAAACAATTCTCAATATGCCCGAAGGATTCGACAGACAAAAACTCGTCTACGAGAACATCAAAGCCGTTGGTGCACATAAAAAAGAAGAAGACAAGCCAAAAATCCAAGACACCATAGATAAGCGGGCAAGGAGCCCTTATTATCAACCCTCTGGTGTTGGGGCTTCACCTTATGCATCTAATGGAGATTTCAGCCCACAGGGTCAGAAACAGGCCTATGATAAGATGAAAGAGCTGAAGTCTAGATTGAGGATCTAATGGATCATTTGTCTGATCATGGGCTTTTTGCATTGCTTGCGCATTATGATAAATGCAAGTGTGACAAATGTCAGTATCGGGTGAATGAGATTAAGGAGTTGATGAAGAAAAGGGATTTAAATGGATGAAACTCCAGAGCTTGATCGGGTAAATAACGCTATTCCAGCTCTGTTTCAGCATTTATTGTGTGAGGCAGAGTATATAAATCGTTCTAATGGGAAGGTTCCCACTTATAGATTTGCCGAGTACCTTCTTTTGTGCATGAAAGAAGAACTTAAAAGAAAGTTTCCAGATAGTGATATGGGAAAATGGATGGGAACTGAGTGACACAAGGGTTTACATTAAAATCTTTATTAGTATAATCGGATCATCGTCGCACTTACGTCAAGGTGCATCGCGTTAGATGGACTTCGCACCCATCATCGATGCGTAAGAGAACGGATGTAGTACGCTTGTCGTCCACGGTTCTTCGCATGTCATTAGTAAGTAGACTACCAATAGGTAAATATGTCTATTACTACCACTGGCAATTTAGGCCCACTAATCCTCCAGAGCTTAGCTCCTGCGATGCTTTATGTTCCTACGCCAACTATGAATTACATTACTGTCTGCGACAAAGTGTCTATGCCAGTAAACGGGGGCACAACTTGCCGCTTTATGCGTCCAAGAAGCCTTCAGCCACCTACTGTCCAATTGGGCAATAGTGGTATTGATCCTCCAGCTCAAGTGCCACAGAGAGATATCATAGACGCACAAATGGCGTTCTTCGGTACTGGCTGTGTCA